CGATCCTCGACCTCTTAAACGCGCCTAATCCGCTTCGCAAATCGCAAGCGGCCTTTATGGGCGACGTCTATTCGGATCGCTTGCTCGCGGGCGAGAGCTTTATCGAGGGTACCGGGATCGAAAAGTCTCTCGGCCTTCGCCGCAAGGGTAAGCCGCCTCTCGAGCTTTACAGCCTTCGGCCCGACCGGATTATCGTTAAGCCTGGGCCGCAATCGGTCCCGCTTAAATTTATCCATAGGGTCGGGCAAGACGAGGTCGGGTACGAGGTCGATCAGCTAACGGGCGATAGCGCGATCTTGCACTCTAAGAATTATCACCCTTTAAACGACTGGCGCGGCTTGTCGCCGATCGAGGCCGCGGCTTACGCGATCGATCAGCATAACGCCTCGGGCGAGTGGAACGCCGCACAATTGCAAAACTCGGGACAGCCGAGTATGGCGGTAACGTACCAGGCGCCGACGTCCGCTCATTCTCCGATGCTCGGAGAGGAAGGCCGCGCACAAGTGCGGAAGCAAGTCGACGACGAGCTTAAGGGGCCGTCTAACGCGGGCCGGATCGCTATCCTCGGTACGGCGCTCAAATTCCACATGCTTTCCCAAAACGCGCAAGAAATGGACTGGCTTAAGGGCCGCGAAGGCAACGCGAAAGAGATCGCCCTCGCCTTCGGCGTACCCGAGCAATTAGTCGGCGTTACGGGCTCGCAAACATACGCAAATTATGAGCAAGCCCGCCTTGCCCTTTACGACGACGCGGTATTGCCGCTCGCTATGTCATACGTCGACGATTTTAACGATTGGCTTGTCCCGCGCTTCGACGAGAGCTTAAAGCTCGGACTTGATCTCGACGAGGTCGAAGCTTTGGCGCCGCGGCGTAAAGACATTTGGGATCGGGTCGCTAACGCCGATTTCCTTATGCTCGACGAAAAGCGCGAGGCCGTCGGATACGAGCCGCTTAAGGGCGGCGCCGGGCAAGTGATCGTTACGCGGTCGGGTATGCCAAGCGCCGAGAATTTTGATCTTAACGACGGCGGCGAGGATGATCCTATCGAGGAATAAAGAGGCCGAGCGCCGCCGCGTATGGCGGGCCGCGGTATCTCGCCGTAACCGCTATGAGACGCGGGCTCGGATAGCGATCGCTCGAGAGATCGACCGGACCGCCCGGCACGTTACCAGGCTGTTAAGGACCGATATCGATCCGGAGAGCGCGATCGTTGCGGCCTCGGTCGAGCATAGGCTCCGCTTGCGCCGGATCATTACCCGCGAGGTAACGCGGATTTGGCTCGCCGAGAGCGACGTCTTTCGGTCCGTAGCGGATACCCGATTGCGATCGCTCATACGCGCCAGGCGCCGCCGCAAGTCGATCGAGGTAAAGGTTACGGCGGACGAGGCCGAAACCCTCGCCGCGGTCGATCAATTGCTCCGAGAGGAAAGCCGCTCGGCCCGGTCGCAATGGCTCGATAACGAAACGCCGCTCGCCGTCCAGAACATCACGGCGACGACGCAAACGACGATCCGCGACGCCTTACGAGAGGCGACAGAGCAAGGGCTCGGGATCGAGGGCGCAACGCGGCTCATATACGAGCGGACGGGCGGAGAGGTCGCAGGGCGCCGCGCCTGGACGATTGCCCGTACCGAATTACACGGCGCCGCGGAAGCCTCGACGGCTAATCAAATCGACGGCCTAGGCACGTTCGAGGACGAGCTAGGGTTTAGCTCTCGTCGGCAATGGGTAAGCGCCGAGGACGAGCGCCGTCGCCCGTCGCACAAGCGGGCGCATGGCCAATTTGAAAACGAGGACGGGAAATTTAGGGTCGGCGGTACACTCTTGCGTTATCCTGGCGACCCTTCCGGTCAAGTCGTAAGCGTCGGCGACGCAAACGATCAAAGCCGTAACCTCGCCTCGGAGATCATACATTGCCGTTGCATTGGGGTACTTGTCCTAGAGGACACGCTCGGCGAGTTAGAGGATTAGGAGTCGCTTATGAAAAAGAGCCAAATGACGGCGCCAGCCGAGTTTAAATTCGACGAGGCGCAAAATACCTTTACCGGGTATGCGAGCGTCTTTAACAACGTCGACGGCGGCGGCGATATCGTCCGGCCTGGCGCATTTTCCGACGACGTCGTCGCGATCAAGCGCGGCGGGCGAGCGGTCCCGATCCTCTGGCAACATGACGCGACCGACCCGATCGGGATTATCCGCGACGCTTACGAGGACGAGAAAGGTCTCGTAATCGAGGCCGAGCTAGCCGATCCCGAGGACGTACCGCGGGCAAAGCAAGCGCGGAGTCTTATGATTAAGGGCGCCGTCTCTGGCCTATCGATCGGATACTCGACGCTCAAAGAGTCCGTTAATCGGGCGCTTAATGTGCGCGAGCTTTTAAAGCTAAAGCTATGGGAGACGTCGGTCGTTACTTTCCCTATGAACGCCCTCGCCCGTATCGTTACGGTTAAGGCCGACGATATTCATACAAAACGAGATTTCGAGGAAAGCCTCGTCGAAATAGGTTTTTCTCGTAACGCCGCGAAGGGCATTGCCTCTCGCGGGTTTCAACCTTGCGACGCTCGGGACGAGCCGCAACATACCTCGGACTTGCGGGACGCAATCGAGGAAAATAGCGACGGGATTAAGGCGCTAGCCTCTCTCGTTAAATCCTTCACAAAATAGAGGAGTCCACACTATGCGGACGCAATCTTTTAGTAAGGCGGCTTTGCTTGCCGCCGCTGCAACGGTCCCGAGCGGGATCGAACGCAAAGACGACCCTAACGCCGCGCAACTTACCGCCGAGCTTAAGGGCGTCCTTAATGACGGTCGCAAGATTTTCGAGGCGCTTAAAGATGTTGATATGGATCAGATTAAAGAGCTTAAAAACCTCAAATCTGCCGACATTATCACCGTCGAAAAACTTAAGCGCGTCGAGACGGCTCTCGAGGAAAAGCTAAAACCTCTCGATCCGGCGATACAGCGTATCAAAGCCGCCGAGGAAAAGCTCGAGGCTTTCGAGGCAATGGCCGCTCGTCCGCCGTCACTCTTGACGCAAGACGAAAAAGTCGAAGCCGCAAAGTCGACGGCGCGGTTTAATATGCTTCGCAAGTCGGTCGATCGCTCCGCGACCGATCTTACCGTCGACGAGTATCAGTCTTACCGCTCGGCCTTTACTAAAGGCTTTATGCGGAAAGGCGGCGACAATCTGACGCCGGACGAGGCTAAGGCGCTTCGCTCGGGTTCCGATCCCGACGGCGGTTATATGGTTCCGATCGAAACGCATGGTCGTATCGTCGAGTTCGTTCGCGAAACAACGCCGATGCGGCAGTACGCTAACATCGAAACGATCGGTACCGACACTTACGAGGACGAGTACGATCTCGACGAGGTCGGCTCCGGATGGGTCGGCGAGACCGAGTCCCGCGCCGAGTCGGATACCCCGACGGTCGGTCGGTTCTCGATCCCGGTTCACGAATTGCACTCGCAACCTCGCGCGACGCAAAAAAACCTCGACGACGCCGTACGCGATCAAGAGGCATGGTTAGCTCGTAAGGTATCCCGCAAATTCGCTCGGGACGAGTCTACCGCCTTTGTCTCTGGCGACGGCGACGGTAAGCCTCGCGGCTTCCTGACGTATGCGGCGGGTACGCCCGCGGCGACCTCGACTAACGCCTTCCGCGTTATCGAGCAATCCGCGATCGGGAATACGGGCGGCGCGTTTGCCGCGTCTAATCCTGGCGACGTTTTCATTACGGCGATCGGCCTTATGAAAGCGGCATTTTTGCCGGGGGCGTCCTGGGCTATGAATCGCGGGACGCTTGCCGCGACCCGTAAGGTCAAAGACGGCGACGGTACTTACCTTTGGCAAACGTCTTTCGATCAGGGTACGCCGTTTAACCTTTTGGGTTATCCGGTTCTCTCGTTCGAGGATATGCCCGCGCTAGCGTCGTCCTCGCTCTCGATCGCCTTCGCCAATTGGCGCGAGGCTTATACGATCGTCGATCGTATGGGTATCCGCGTCTTGCGTGATCCGTATACCGCTAAGCCGTTCGTTCTTTTCGACACGACTAAGCGGGTCGGCGGCGACGTTGTTAATTTTGAGGCCGTAAAGCTCCTCAAATTCACGACCTCGCTCTAAGCGAATAGCGAGGGCGCTTAGGCGCCTTCGCGCAACCTCAAACCAGCAAAAAACGAAAGGCTTGTGTGCTATGAAAGACCTGCACAACAACATTAAGGCCGTTTCGCTTATCGACCCGATCGTCGCTAATAACGACACCGAAGGGACTCCGGCAAGCGGCCTAGATACTCGCGGTTTCCAATCCGCCGAGCTTATCGCAACCCTCGGCGCGGCGGCGGATACGCTCGCGTCGGGCTCGCTTTATTGGGATATTGTCCTCGAGGAATCGGACGACGACTCGACCTGGACGGCGGTAACGTCGGCTAACGACGTCCTCGTCGCGGCAAATTCCAATGTTGCGGCTCCCGATGCGAACGGGATTATCGCGACAGTCTCGGCGGCGGCGGACGATAACAAGGTATACCGCGTTGGCTATACCGGATCGAAACGGTATTGCCGTATTAAGTTCGACGCGACGGGTACTCATACGAACGGGACCGTCCTCGCTCTTATGGGTATTCTTTCCCACGCGCTCGGATTGCCCGCGACCGACTAATCGGGTATCGCTAACTTGCCTCTGGCGCTTCGGCGCCAGGGGCGACCCTTTTAGGAGTCTGCTATGCGAGAAAATCTTAAACTATCGGTCGTCGCAGCGCCCGCAATCGAGCCCGTTACGCGGGCCGAGGTTAAGTCGCATACCAGGATCGACGGCGCCGAGGACGATACCTCGATCGATCTCTATATCGAAACCGCCCGTATCGCTTGCGAGCAATATACGGGCCGCGCTTTGATTACGCGGACTTACGGGCTCTTTCTCGATCATTGGCCAGCCTCGGGCGGCGCTAAATGGTGGGACGGGCAACGTCAAGGCGCTTTAGGTACGGCTCTCGGCGGCGAAGGCCGCGAGCTTCGCTTACCGTACGGCCCGGTTCAATCGGTCGCGCATATCAAATCATACAGCGACGCCGACGTCGCCGCGGTACTTTCGTCGGATAACTATTACGTCGATACCGTATCTTTTCCCGGTCGCGTCGTTTTGCGTAACGGCGTCGCCGCTCCGATCGGTCTCAGGACCGCAAACGCTTACGAAATTCAGTACGACGCCGGGTATGGCGATACCGCCGCGGACGTTCCGCTAAAGCTCCGGCTCGGGATCATGCAATACGCCGCGCAACTGTACGAAAACCGCGGCGACGAAATGGCCGCTCTCCGGCAAACCAATGCTCATTCTCTTTGGCAAGAATACGCCTCGCTTGAGATCGTATAGGGGGCGCTTATGGCCGGACGACCTCGAGGATTATCACGCGCGGGGGCGCTCCGAGAGAGCGTTACGATCGAAGCGTATACGGATACGGAAACGCCGCATGGCCGCTCTAATTCCTGGGCAACGCTCGCAACGGTCCGCGCTCGCGTCCGGCCTCTTTCGGCTGGCGAGCAATACGAGGCGCGGAAGGCTAACCGCCGCTCCGCTTACGAGGTAATTATCCGATACCGAGCGGACGTTACGACCGACGACCGGATCGTATGGGGCGCCTTTACGCTCTCGATTACTGGCGTAATGAACCTCGACGAGAAAAAGCAATATCTCCGGCTAACTTGCGAGCTAGGGACTAACGCCGATGCCGAGTAACGAGGTAACTTTCGATACCGACGTCGCCGCGATCCGACAATTTGGTTTCCGCGTACAAGGCGCGATCGACGGCGCAATACGGCGAGGGATCGAGGCCGCGGCGCTTGATATGGCGGGCCGCATAGCGCGATCGGTACAAACGGGACCGCGCTCCGGCTATGTTTATTGGTGGCGAGCCGCAAAGCCTGGCGAGGCGCCGGATAGCTTTATTTCGATACGCCGTAATTTTTCGGACCCGCTAATCGGCATAGCCAAAGGGTCCGCTAGGGTTTTCCCGGTCAAGTGGCGAGCAATCCCGCACCAATCCTCGGCGATCGGCGAGTATCCTAAAACGGATACGGGCGAGCTAACGTCGCACTTCAAAGTTAGGGCCGGATCGTTTCTCTCGATCGGGCGCGGACAAATCTCGGCACGATAT